TTGCCGCCGCAGTTTTTCGGCCAAGGCATTGCAGCCGCTGTCGTCAATTGCTTTTTTCCGGTCTTTGCCGAGCCGCCCGAATTTGATGTCCAGNTAGGCGGCNATCTCCGCGCCNGTNCCCAGCGGCTCCAGTTCNAGAATNTCCATGCGCCGGATCACCTCNCGCGCNTCCCAGTTTTTGCCCTCGTCNAGCTTGGCNTTGAGTTCCACCTGGCCGACAAGCACGATGGACAGCAGTTTTTTGAAACCGTCCTCCATTTCCCAGAAGCGCTTGAGGTATTTCAGGGTCTGGATGTTGAGGTCGTGGGCTTCCTCGATCATCAGCACGTGGCTGTACCCGCTGCGGCTTGAGTTGGTGAGTATCCGCTCCACCTGCCGGGCCTTGGCTTCCAGGGTGCGCCGGGGCGTTTCGGTGGAGCAGTCCGCGATAACGGCGTCGCAGATGGTTGAAGTAGTGAGCCGGGTCTTGTCGATGCAGCGCGGCGCTATTACCCGCACTTTCTGCCCCTCGGCGGTCATGCGGTCTACCGCGTAACGCCGGATAGTGGTCTTTCCGCTTCCGCTCTCGCCCACCAGGGCGACCATGCCGCCCGCCTTCGCGGCCTGCAGCAGGTACTCCGCGGCAAAGCGGGTGCCGTCGGTGAGGTACACGTCCTCCGGCTTTGCCACGTCCCCGGAAAAGGGGTCCTGCGTTATGCCAAACTTTTTATAGGTTTTTAAGGTCATCATTGTGTTCGCGCTCCTTACGCGATCTTGGTTTTCAGCGCCGGAGGCGGGGTTTCCTCTAATTCCCCGGCCGGAGCCGCCGCCGCGCCGCCCTCAATAATCCAGTCTTTGGTATTTATGGGAGTTTCCGTTTTCGGCTTGCGGGCTTTGATCAAATCATCAACAATTCTGGTTGTTACCCCTTCGGGGTATTGCTGTTTCAGTTCGCTGATGAAACCTTCCGGCACAGAGCCGCATTCCGCCTTGACCCGTTTGGCCGCCTCTACCGCGCTGATGATGATCTCGTGGGTGTGTATGGTTTCCGCGACTGTGACGGGCGTTCCTTCGTTCTGCCTGAAAAATGGATTTTCCGGTTTTATGAAACTGTGGGCCGGCCCCATAACGGCGGCCAGTCCCGGAGCCTCAAGAATCTTTGCGGCGGTCTCCCTTGCCGTGTCCTTTGGCCGTTTGTATTCCTGGCCGTAGACCGGGCTGTTCACGTCAAACCCGGCGCTGTCGTATACAATCGGCTCAATTTCAAAACTCAATTCTTCTTTGCCGTTTTCGTAGCTGGCGATACACAATGGCTCCGCCGTTACGAGCAATGGCTGTAAATAGAGTTCCATGCCGACGAGGATGCCCGGCAAATTCCTGACGCTGTAGCGCAGCGACCGCCCGGCCCTGGGGTGTACAATGCTCACCGTCAAGTCCCCGGCGACCTTCCGCTTCTGTACGCCGCTGGCAAAAACCTGCCGGCAGGTTTCCTCGCCGGGTAGTTCGCGCAGTTTTTCTTCCGGTATGCGCCGCCAGAGCGTCGCCCGGCTTTGATTGACGCCGTTGCGTTTCAGGCGGGTATCAAGGCCGTCGATCATGTTTGCGTTATACGCCGTGTAAAACCGCTCCGCCGCGCCGTTCAGTTCCGCCATGCTGTTTACCGGCTCGAAACGGAGGCGGCTTTCAAACTGCGTTTCCACCAGGTTGTTGGCGTTCTCTACCTGGCCTTTGGCGCGGGGGTTCCCCGGCAGGTGCGGCACGGTTTTCACGCCGAAGGCTTTCAGCGCGTTGGTGGTAGCTTTGGCGATGTTCGCGGTTCCGCAGTCCCAGATCAAAAGTTCCGGCACGCCGTGAAACACGCTGACATTGCTTTCCTTTTGCCCCCACGCGTACAGCAGGAAGTCGTACATATTCGCCGCCGTCTCTCCCATCGAAGCGTAGTAGCGGACGCAAATGGAGCCGGAATAATGATCGGTCAGCACATAACGCCAGCACTTCATTTTTCCTTCAAGAAAATTTTTATTTTTGTAAAGCTCGTCATCGCCGATCAGTTTTTGCTTTCCCCCCGGGGCAAAGTAAATCAGGCACACGGAGGGATCGGCAAAGTGTACCTGGTTAGGGTATTCCGTGCGCATGGTTTGATGCGGCTTGGAAACCTTGCTGTCGGCGACCGCCATGCGGTTTTGCCGGAGCAGTTCCCGCAGGCGGCTGTCGCTTATTGATATGTCTGCCCCCCGCGACTGGAGTATCGACCGGGCGACGTTCACCGGAAGCGTAGCCTTGCCGTTTTTTCTGACGCACTGCTTGACCATGCCGGCGACCGCCAGCAGATGCGCTTCGTCAAGGCAGGTTGATCCCGCGTCCCTGCGTTCCGCCCTGCCGGATTCCCAGCCGTTTTCTTTCAGAACCTTGTACGCCTTGGCGGTCGAGAACGCGAACATCCGGCGCATTTCCGCCACCACGGCCTTGCGTTCGGCGGCGGATACGGCGGCGTTCATCTGATCGGCATACGTCTGGTACATTGATCGTTCCCTACATTCGCACATCGCTTTTGCGCCAGGGCCGCACAGAAGACATGGCCGCGTCTAAATCGGTGGCGGACTTCGGCAGATCGCTTATGCGCCAGTCCCGCATAGGCCCCGCGTTATCCATCTCGTTTATCCACGCCTCGCTCAACTCGCGGAAAGTTTTTATTTCATTGTCATAAAACTGTCCGAGCCAGTCGCTTAGCTGCTGGACGTTTACGTTTTCGATCTTTTCGGCTTTGACAACCGTGGCGTATGCTTTGCGGAGATACGTGTTAATGTAGGCCAGCGTTTCTGTATATTCTTTGTTAAGTTCCTGGAGCACAGCCAGCGCTTTTTGTTCCTTAGTTAGCATATCCTGCCCCGCATACCGTAAACGCAGAGTGGACAATTCATCGTTCATTTCCGAGACTTCTTTTTTATGGCGTTCTTTTTGGTCATCAAACTTTTTACGAAGTCTGCGGACTTCCTGTTCAAGTTCCGTTGCCGTCATGTTAGCGACTTCGTCATGGGGAATATTCCCCAACGAACCGCCTTTGGAATACTTGTCGATTTCCTCTTTGGTGAAGGCGGTAAAGCATCTAGCTTTTCTGGTTCCTAAATTTTGCACAAGTGCAAAATTTGAACCGAATTTATCAAACATCAACATTGCCCAATTAGCAGCAAAATAATTTACGCCCCTTCGTGCCAAACCCGCCATAAACCGACCATGTCCAACTTCTGCTTTCAGCCAATGGCAGTATCTGCCTAAGTCACTAAGCGACGTTGAAGACTGATCGGCCTTAAAGACGATACAATCGAGAATTCTTTCCTCCTCAAATGGTTCTCCATCTCCGTAGAGTTCACGAGCTTTTTGAATATCAACCGACATTTTTTCCATCGCCACAAGAGCCTTTTCGTCATTTGGGGCAATCACATTTTTTCGTCTAGGCATTTTTTTTCTCCTTTTCTATTTCCTTGTAGCCAACTGCTAAATGAATAGCTGCAAATATGACTGCGTCTTTTGGAGAATGGTCATCAAGTGAAATGTGATGTTCACCATACTTTGTTTTTATGGCAAGTGTTTTACATTCGCTTCTGCTATCAAAGTTAAGTGTAAAATAACCCCTTACGCCAACTGTCTGAAATGCTTGTTCTAAAAGCCGCAGGGGAGTTATATATCCCCAAAAGTAACGGCGTTCACCAGATTTTATTTCCATGTCCTCCCCCTCACTGCATTTCGGCGGCGTACCGCGCTTCCTCTTCGGTTAAGCGCAGTTTTGCCTCCTGATACGAACGCATAATGCGCCCGGCAAATCCCCCGAAGGTTGGCGACAGCCGCCACCTTGCGCCGCTGCCCTGGACAACCCAGTCGTTGGCCCTGAAAAGCGCCATGTCCCGGCAGATGTTCGCTTCGCTGGTTTTAAGGCGTACCGCGAGCTCTTTGTTGGCAAGCCCCGAAACGTGGTTGTCGCATAACAGCCGGATGATCTCAAAAATCCGCCCCTGGCTATTTAAGCTTGATTTTTCCATTTTCGATCCTCCAGCGGCGGTACACGAAGTCCCTGGTTTTCAGGCCGAGCCTGACAAGCCAGTTGCATTTCCACTGTTCGCCTTTGTCCTTGAGGCGGACGCCGAGCCTGAATAAAAACCCTCCCATACCGTCCTCCTACACCTGCTCTTTGAGCAGGTCTTTGTTGATTTCTTCCTTGTCGGTTTCGCAGAAGAAAGCGTCCTTGACCTTGCGCACCGCGTCCACCTGCGCCAGGGTCTCGTCGTCCAGCGCCGCCATCGCTTCCTTGTCCGCTTCCTTCTTGATCCTGACGTATTTGTCCAGGCCGAGTTTTTCAAGCAGGCCGAGCGTTGTTTTCTTCACGCTGATCGCCGTGCTTTTGCGGTAGCCGAAAACGCCGAAAGAAACCTGGACTGTTTTTCTGTCCTTGAACAAATCGTCCCGGTTGTATTCGGCGTAAGCGCCGAGCAGGGCCGACAGGTCGGCGATGCGCTTGATGACGGGGCCGCCCGCTTTGACGGCGGCGGTTTTGATTTCCGCGATCTGCCTGTGGGCGTCGCCGTCAATAGTTTCCAGTTCCCTTTCGAGAAGCCCGATCTCCTTGAGCGTTAAATTCGCGTCCTCAAGGGATTCAATTTTTTTTACGTTCGGTTTCAGTCTTGCCATGATTTTCCTCCTGTTTTTCTTCTGTGTGTTTCGTGATATTCTTAGTCCATGAACGGACAAGTCCCTGAAAAACACTATGTGTGTTATTCCTGCGGCTGCCGGTACAAGCCGAAGGTTTATTCCGGCATGTGGTCGGCTTCGATGCGGGAGGCGAACTACAGCCCTTGCCCCCTCTGCGGCGCGGCGGGGATTCCCGGTGTGCTTGCGGCTCCCTGCGCGGCGAGCTGGGATGGGCTGTATCTGTTTTCCCGGTGCGATTTCGCGGATGAATGCGCGAAGGCCGGAGTATATAGTAATTTGAATTAAGGAATTCAAAAAAAAGGCCGATAAGTAAAATATGTATAGCATGGATTATAGGATGCGGACAGTAGCATACAAAGATGAAGGGCATACCTTTAAGGAATTAAAGGAGATATTTAAAATACCGGCCCAAACATATTATCAATGGAAAGGGAAGCTCCAAAAT